GCGTCTTGGCTGTGCTGTGCAAAGTCCTGGACTCATGCAGACGATAAACGCGACGCGCTCGAACTGCTTAGGCGACTCTTTCCATCCAGTCATCTCGAACCACACGTCCGGATGATAGTTCATCTCGATGTGATTCATGTTGAGGAACAGTAAATCGTTACGCGACATCTTTGTCGTATAACTCATGGTAGCGCCGCGATAAGTAGCAGCATCGAATCCCATGTCGACGGCTGTTCGATTAAACGCCGTTCTAACTATCTGAATCCTGTCCGTCGCATCCGCAATATACGCCTCATAGATATTCTGATTGGTCAGAATGAAGTTAGGCGCTTCCATGTTAGCTGATATGCAGTTATACATATGGTCCATGTCGCCGACAAGGTTTACTGCAAACGGCTCATTGGTGGGCCCTGCGATGAGGTTAGCGTTTGCTTGTGTAGCATCATCGTACTGTACCCAGTTTCTCCAGAACGTGTTAGCTGACCTGTCGATGCCTCCGTTAGAGGTACCGCTATTATAGGCATCACTGCTAGCACCGTCACCGCTAGTGGAAATTGCTGAATACGGAGCAGCTACGTCATAAATGCCTCTTATTTGCTTAGGTGCGGCATAGTAATTGCCCCACTGCATGAGGTACGTTTCCAGGTCTTGCACGATTGCGTTCCTGGCTGCCTCAATCCTTCTTGAAAGATAGGACTTGATTTGATACTTGCCTTGGTTCTTCGCGTCGTCAATAAGCGAGCGGTTAATATCTACACAGAAGTACCTCCAATCGGCTACAGCCGCTGTGTCCAGTTCCTCCGGCGCTTGAGTAAGCGTCGAACCTTCCTGGAATCTTTGGGTACTCTTCTCACCGTATCCGATAGTATCTTCCCATCCATAGGTACCACCTGCACGGCTCTTGAAACAACCCCACTCTTTAAGAGCTAAAGTCAATATAGTTGCTCCGAGAATATTGTCCACCGCCGCAGCTTTGATGTCTACCCATGTATTGGTGTAGTCATCGTCCATTCTTCGGGTTAGCTCCGGTAGTGTAGCCATGATAAATCTCTCCTAATAAATAATAATATAGTTAATTTTCGATCAAGCGTTTTTGTTCAAACGATCTATACCGTCGGACACAAGAGACCTAAATCCGACAATGCCTGCTTTAGGCGTTGCGTTGCCTCTAGCGTGTCTGCCTCTAGCGGCTATAATATCATAGTCGCTAGCGCCAATAGGAACAGAAGAGCGACTCTCAGGAACGTGCAAATCGTCGGGCCTCTCCGTCTCTACATCAGTTCTTGCAGGAACGTTACCGGCCTTCCTCGACTTCGCGATGTAGTAAGCATCTTCAAAGTTAACTGACGGATTTCTCTTTAGCACCACCGCTATGTCTTCCTTATAATCGTCGAAGTCTCTGAACTTGGCTCTGATGTTCTTCAAGTCCATATTAGCAGCGATACTCATCAGCATCTTTTCCATACCGTCGATCTTTTGAGACCTGGGCTTGTCAAGTTCATTAAGTCTATCTTCAGTCTTAGCTGCTAAAGCCGCCATAGCGGTGTCCATAGCACCGCTGATGACCTCAATAATCTGCCGATTGCTCAACTTGTCGATCTTGTCAGCGTCTTCAATGACGTCGCTAGCATCAAGCTCGTTTATCAAAGACGACATATTAGACTTGTCGTTAAGATTTGCCTTTCTTGCCGCCTCCGCTGCCAACTCCTTCTCCGCCTCCACTTCCCTTAACTGCGTTTGCAGCTCCGTTATTACTTGTTGCAGCGGTGCTACTTCCTGCTTGATTGCCTCCTGCAACAGCTCCTGTGATTTCTTCTCTTGTACTTTTTTCAGTTCTTCCGGGGTCATTTTTTACCTCTTCTTTACCGGCCTCGTAATCTGCAATTATACGCTTTTTTCTGTGAGCAGCGACAACGAGTCTATGCTCATGCTTGATTGATTTCCACACGAGTAGCAATGTACGCTTGTTTATGTAGTCGCCGGTTATCAACACAATTGGGCGCTTATTGCTCTCTACAACAACATGTACTTCTGACTTTGCCATTATTTTCTCCGATTCGTTTTATACTCCTAAAGTAAAGCACCTAACTCTAAATCATGCACGCGCGCATATGTAACCATCTCACTATGGCTGTGAAATGTGTGCCCATTGGGGCTAACGTGCTTCAAATGTATTCCCTCAGCCGGCCATACATGAACTGCACCGAATGAAGGTATCTTAGTCATAGTATTACCACAAGACGAGCATTTAACTTCATCATCCCACTTAGCGACAAACTTCTCTACAGTAACGCCGCAAACGTTACACTTATAATCAAATCTAGGCACCTTGTACTCCTCCCGGCCCTGCTGGAGCCCCGCCTGGCGCTTGCGGCGTCTTCCCCGTCAATGGTGCGAGTATACGCTCAAACGCAGGGTCTGAAACAGCATCGGATAGATAATTAAACAGCGCATTGACATCTGCTCCCTGTAAGAACGGCGATATCTGAGCAAGCATCATGAGAGCCTCGACCTTTCTCTCTGCTCTACTAATGCTGCGTTTTGTCGATAGACTAGCACTATACTGATACTCACCCTTAAGCATGGGCCCAGTTACAACTGGCCAGCCTTCATCGTGCATAACCTCACGAGGGCTTCTCCAAAACTCGAACCATAAAGCGTTAACTTTCTCTATCGTATTAATATAGGTACTAGCAATCACTTGAGCACGCTTACCAGTCCTCATATGAGCGCCTTGGCCTACAGCCGATACCTCTCTAGCAGTTCTCCTACTAGACGCATCGAACTCTCCAGCCTGGTTTCTACTAAACCCTAGCGCCTCTCTAGCATCGCGTCGGTTATTCTCTGCGTGCAAAACGCTGTCATAGTTCACACCTCTTGGCACCGTTGCTATCAGGTCTTTAAGAGGGAATGTAGTATCAACTCCCACGCACGCCCCAACGTCGCCGCTCATTATCTTATTAAGAGCAGGTTCGTCTATGACGTTACTGCGGAATAAGAATCTCAATATATCAATGCGCCTCTGCTTCTCTGCCTGCTTACTAATGTCAAACTGCGTCGCCTGTATCTGTCCTAAGTAGAAAGCAGGAGGAGTTGACCAAAAACTCCTGGGATGCTGTGTTAGCGTAGTACACACGAAAGGACAGCCACAGGCCATCTGTATAGCATCGTTATCTTCTCTCAAAAAGCTGTTGTGGTCTCTCGTAACAACAATTATCTTACCAGTCAACCTATCTCTAATCTCCCACATTGCTACAAACTTAGGCGTTCTGTTAGAATCAGCTACGCCCCTCACTTGCGAATGTTGTTTTTGCGCTCCTACGGAGAGATAATTCTCCATATAATCTTTCATGCTTATAGCTGGCATGAGGCTAGTAGTATTCTTATACTTAACATCTGCCTTTATGTGGTCTATGTGTCTAACGATACGATGAGCCATCCAAGGAGCGTCTTCAATATCTATAGTTCCCCAAGGCACGACAAAGTCATGAGGTAAGACAGACCTTACCCACGGCCAGCCAGGTCGCACGTTCGGCGTTTCTATCCTATAACCCTTCTTATCAAACTGCGTAAACGTGAGGCCCATCATATTATTGCTGGGGCCTATATCGTAGTAAGGAGCCCACCCATACTCGCTATCATAACCAATCTTGAGGATGATAGAGCCGTAGAGATATCCACGCAACAGTGATAGGTCTACGTGCTTCTTGAGCTTAAGCTTCTCAACCATTGCGTTTGATACCGATTCGACTATAGGAGCTTTCTCTACCCCCAAACGCTTCTCTGGCTGAACTAAAAACTCAGGGTCGGGCACGGTTAGCATACTCATTAAAGAGTCACCTTGAGAGTAGGTTAGATTAGGCCCTATAGCTGTATGTCCGCCAGGGTCGTTTAGATAGTCAGCCTCAATCTGCTTCCACGCACCCTCTCTACCAAACTTCTCTCTGTAGAGGAGAGCGTTGTCAATCTCTTCTATCCAGTCTTGCGGTGATTTTTTACGCTTAGCCATATCAATTCTGTAACGTATAATCTCTCTTAAGCGGTCCAGTCAATCTCATTCTCATATTACCTATATCGTAAGGATACTGGTCTTCCTTAACTGCTCTCGACATTAATTCGTCAATGACAGAAGCACCAGAGAACGGGTCAAAAGATGCTTCCTCTTTTTTCGCCTTCTTATACATATCCATGCACCGAGTCCAAAACTCAATGTGCATGGATAATGCGTCTATCAAATCATCGTGTCCACCCGCCTTCTTAGCAGGGTCGAAGCTTAATAACTCACGCTCCAAATCTGTGTGGTCTCTCCTAATATATACCCTACCTGCAGAGAACCAC